GTTTATCCCAATGGAATGGAACTACGAAGGATTTATTGACGAGCATGGAATTCCAGTATTCACTACTCCTGACGTCGATGTGTTCGCCCCAGATGGTGAATTAATAGATATAGGTGTAATAGACAATTGGCAGAACGAAGCAGATGGATTGAAAGATGACCAAGATGCTTTGAATGAATTTTACCGTCAATTTCCTAGAACTACAGAACATGCTTTTAGAGATGAGACTAAAAATAGTATTTTTAATCTTATAAAAATATACGAGCAAATAGATTACAACGAAGAAATGTCTAGAACCTTAGGAATTACAACTGGTAATTTTCAATGGGTGAATGGTATAAAAGATTCTCAAGTAATATTCTATCCAGATCCAAAGGGTAGATTTAAAGTTAGCTGGGTTCCACCTCAGCAATTACAGAATAGAGTGGTACTTAAAAATGGTATTAAATATCCTGGTAATGAACACATGGGAGCATTTGGTTGTGACTCTTATGATATATCAGGAACCGTAGATGGAGTAGGTTCTAAAGGAGCATTACACGGCTTAACCAGGTTTAGTATGGAGGACGCTCCCGCGAATAGTTTCTTTTTAGAATATTTATCAAGACCACCTACGGCAGAGATATTCTTTGAAGATGTTTTAATGGCGTTAGTGTTTTATGGAATGCCAATACTTGCGGAGAATAATAAACCTCGTCTTTTGTATTATCTGAGAAGAAGAGGTTATAGAGGTTTTTCTATGAATAGACCTGATAAAGTTTGGAATAAATTATCTGTAGCAGAAAAAGAAGTTGGAGGAATACCTAATTCCTCAGAAGATATAAAACAAGCTCATGCAGCAGCAATTGAAATGTATATTCAAGATCATGTTGGTATGAAGCAAGATGGAACATTTGGTGATTTATACTTTAATGATTTATTGAATGATTGGAGTAGATTTGATATCACAAAACGAACAAAGTACGATGCAACAATTAGTTCTGGTTTAGCTATTATGGCAAACAACAGACATTTATATGCACCGAACGCTAAGGTTGAAAAACCTAAATTAAATATAAACATTTCCAAGTATAGTAATACTGGATTTAATTCACAAATAATCAAATAATAAATATGGCAGAGTCTGGCATTAAAAGTTATTTTCCGAGTCAAACTGTAAGCGACGCTGAGAAGTTAAGCTATGATTATGGTTTGAAAGTAGCGAAAGCGATTGAAACAGAATGGTTTAATAATGATCGAAGTATTAATAGATATAGATCTAATTATAATAACTTTCATAAATTAAGATTGTACGCTAGAGGCGAGCAATCTATACAAAAATATAAGGATGAATTATCTATAAATGGTGATTTGTCCTATTTAAATTTAGATTGGAAACCAGTTCCAATTATATCTAAATTTGTAGATATTGTAGTTAATGGTATTGCTGAAAGAACATATAATATAAACGCTTATTCCCAAGATCCTTACGGTGTTAAAGAAAGAACGGATTATATGGAAAATATAATGTTGGATATGGAAGGTCAAGGTTTTATGGATCAAGCCGCTGTATATGGTATAGATGCTAGTAGTAGTGATATAGACCAAAAGGATTTGCCAAAAAATAAAGAAGAATTAAATCTTCATATGCAATTAAATTATAAACAATCAGTTGAAATTGCAGAGGAACAAGCCTTAAACACTTTGTTTGATGGTAATAATTATGAATTAATAAAAAAAAGATTTTATTATGATTTAACTGTTTTAGGTATTGGTGCAGTTAAAACTTCTTTTAACACATCTGAAGGTGTAACTATTGATTATGTAGATCCAGCAAATTTAGTTTATTCTTACACGGATTCTCCTTATTTTGAAGATATATACTATGTTGGTGAAGTAAAATCTATACCGGTAAATGAATTAGCAAAACAATTTCCTCATTTAACAGAAACTGATCTTGAGGATATAATGAAAAACAAATCTACAAATAGAAATAATTATAATACTAGATATTCTGTAGATAAAGAAGATAATAATACTATTCAAGTTTTATATTTTAATTATAAAACATATATGAATGAAGTATATAAAGTAAAAGAAACTGGAACTGGTGCAGATAAAATTATACCTAAAGACGATTCTTTTAATCCACCAGAAAATATGGAGGGTGGTTATTCTAGATTATTAAGATCAATAGAATGTTTGTATGATGGTGCTATGGTTTTAGGTACTGGTAAATTACTTAAATGGGAAATGGCAGAAAACATGATGCGTCCTAAAAGTGATTTTACAAAAGTTAAAATGAATTATGCTATTGTAGCGCCAAGAATGTATAATGGTAAAATAGATTCTTTAGTAAAACGTATTACTGGTTTTGCTGATATGATACAGTTAACACATTTAAAGTTACAGCAAGTATTATCAAGAATGGTTCCAGATGGTGTTTATTTAGATGCAGATGGTTTAGCTGAAGTTGATTTAGGTAATGGTACTAATTACAATCCACAAGAAGCTTTAAACATGTTCTTCCAAACAGGTTCTGTTATTGGTAGATCGCTTACACAAGATGGTGACATGAATCCAGGTAAAGTACCTATTCAAGAAATAACATCTGGTTCTGGTGGTAATAAAATGCAAGCTCTTATAGGTAATTATAATTATTATTTACAAATGATAAGAGACGTAACTGGACTTAATGAAGCTAGAGATGGCAGTATGCCAGATAAAAACGCTTTAGTTGGTATACAAAAATTAGCAGCAGCAAATTCTAATACCGCTACAAGACATATATTACAATCTGGATTATATTTAACAGCTGAAATTGCAGAGTGTTTATCACTTAGAATATCTGATATATTAGAATATTCACCAACATCAAATGCTTTTATTCAAGCTATTGGCGCTCACAATGTCGCTACGTTAGATGAAATAAAAGATTTACATTTATATGATTTTGGTATATTTATAGAATTACAACCAGATGAAGAAGAAAAACAATTACTTGAAAATAATATTCAAATGGCGCTTCAACAACAAAGTATAGATTTAGAAGACGCAATTGATATTAGAAATGTTAAAAATTTAAAATTAGCAAACCAATTATTAAAACTACGTAGAAAAAAGAAACAAGAAAGAGATGAAGAGATTCAAAAACAAAATATAGAACAACAATCTCAAGCTAATCAACAATCAGCGCAGGCAGCTGCACAAGCTGAAATACAAAAAAACCAAGCATTATCACAAGTTGAAATGCAATTAGAGCAAACAAAATCTCAATTACGTATAGAAGAACAAAGACAAGAGGTTTTGCATAAAAAAGAATTAATGCAACTAGAGTTCCAAATGAATATGAAGTTAAAGGGATTAGAAGTTGACAATATGAAGGAAAGAGAAAAAATGAAAGAAGATCGTAAAGATCAAAGAACAAAAATTCAAGCAACTCAACAATCAGAGTTAATTGATCAAAGAAACAGCGGTGGAATGCCTAAAAACTTTGAGTCTGCAGGTAATGATATACTAAGTGGAGACTTTAATTTAAACGCATTTGAACCAAAGTAAATTTATTAATTATTATTATATTATATTATGGAAGAAAAAGATGAGCAAGTAGTTGAAAAAACTACCCAAGAAACAACTGAACAAGTTGATGAAAGTAAATTTGAATCTGCTGATGACGATAGTGTTATAAAAGTAGATTTAAGTAAACCACCAACACCAAAAGAAGAAAAAAATGAAACTCAAAAAGATAACGCTGACGACAGCGGAGTGGTTGCAGAGTCTGAAAATGCCGAGCCCACACAAGAACAAGAAGAAGTACAACCGGAAACAGAAACACAAGAAACTCCAGTATTAGAAGAAATTACTGAAGAAGAAGTTAAAGAAGAAGTTGAAGAAATAGCTGATGTCGCAGAAGAAGCTATTAAAGAAAACTTAGAAACCGGTAAACCGTTACCAGAGAATATCCAAAAACTAATGGATTTTATGGAAGAAACTGGTGGTGATTTAAGTGACTATGTAAAGCTTAATCAAGATTATTCAAAATTAGACGATCAAAGTTTATTACAAGAATATTATAAGCAAACAAAACCTCATTTAAATGCAGAAGAAATTAACTTCCTTATGGAAGACCAATTCTCTTACGATGAAGAATCTGATGACGAAAGAGATATACGAAGAAAAAAATTAGCGTTAAAAGAGCAAGTTGCCAACGCTAAAAGCCACTTGGACAGGCAAAAGTCCAAATACTATGAAGAGATTAAAGCTGGATCTAAGCTCACTAAAGAGCAACAGAAAGCTGTAGATTTCTTTAATAGATATAACAAGGAGTCAGAAGCAACTCAAAAAACAGTTAAAAAGAACTCTGATATTTTTACACAAAAAACTAATGAAGTTTTTAACGATAAGTTCAAAGGTTTTGAATATAATGTCGGTGACAAAAAATATAGATTTAATGTAAACAATGCTGAAGAGGTTAAAAACACCCAGAGTGATATAAATAATTTTACCAAAAAGTTTTTGGATAAAAATTCTACATTATCAGATGCTAAGGGTTATCATAAATCTCTATATACAGCAATGAATGCAGACGCTGTCGCGAAACACTTTTACGAACAAGGAAAAGCTGATGCTATGAAAGATAGTGTTGCTAAAGCCAAAAATGTGAACATGGATCCAAGACAAAGTCATGGAAAAATTGAAGCGGGTGGCATGAAGTTTAAAGTGTTAGGTGATAATTCTTCTGATTTTAAGTTTAAAATAAATAAAAACAAATAACAATTTAAAATTATTACAAAATGGCAATTACTGCAGGCGATTCGTTAAATACGGTTATAAGTCCTACTCAAAACGCGCTGGCGTCTAACTTTATAGACTTTACAGCTGCTGGAAACGGCTGGGCGCAACAATATTTACCAGACCTAATGGAAAAAGAGGCTGAGGTGTTTGGAAACAGAACAGTTTCAGGATTTCTTTCAAAAGTTGGGGCTGAAGAGGCTATGACATCTGATCAAGTTGTATGGTCTGAACAAGGTAGATTACACTTAGCATATACAGGTACAATAGTAGCAAGTACATCGGTGTGTACATTAACAGGTCACGCTGGAACAAACGCAACATACAATGAAAACGAACATGGTTTACGTCTTGGTGACGTTTGTATTGTTGCTTCTGCTACAGTAACTTATGTTGGTAGAGTTACTGCTGATGATGCTTCTGATGCAATTACAATTCTTCCTTATACTGCTGCTCACGCAGATCAATCTCCAATTAGTATGAGTAATGGAAGTGTTACTGTACTTAAAATAGGTTCTGAATGGGCTAAAGGATCTGACGCTCCTTACACTTCAGCTAACGAGCCTTCTCACCAATCATTTACTAATAAACCAGTTATTATTAGAGATATGTATCATGTTTCTGGTTCTGACGCTTCTGCAATTGGATGGGTTGAAATTAGTGGTGAAGATGGTGCTTCTGGATACTTATGGTATTTAAAAGCTGAAGGTGAAACTAGAATGAGATTTGCTGATAACTTAGAAATGCAATGTTTAGAAGGTGTCATGGGTGCAGATAATTCTACACTTGATACAGGGGTTAATTTCCTTATATCTCCGCAAGCTACAACTGGTAGCAACTTTGGTACTCAAGGTTTGTTTGACGCTGTTAAACAAAGAGGTAATTCAACTTCTGGTGTAACTGGTGTAAACGCTGCAACTGATTTAGCTGAATTTGACGCTATATTAGCTGAGTTTGATGCTCAAGGAGCTATTGAAGAAAACATGATGTTTGTAAATAGAACTACGTCTCTTGCTATTGATGACATGTTAGCTTCAATGAATTCTTATGGAGCTGGTGGTACATCTTACGGTGTATTCGATAACTCTGAAGACATGGCGTTAAATTTAGGATTCTCTGGATTTAGAAGAGGTTCTTATGATTTCTATAAATCTGATTGGAAATATTTAAATGATGCTGGTACTAGGGGAGCAATTAACTCTAGAGCTACTGCTGATGCAATTAGAGGGATTATAGTTCCTGCTGGTGTATCTTCAGTTTATGACCAACAATTAGGAAAGAATCTTAAACGTCCTTTCTTACATGTTAGATATAGAGCTTCACAAACTGATAATCGAAAAATGAAAACTTGGATTACTGGTTCTGTTGGCGCTGCTACATCTGAATTAGATGCAATGCGAGTTAATTATTTATCTGAAAGATGTTTAATTACTCAAGGTGCTAACAACTTCATGTTAATGAACTAAGCACTTATTATATTAAAGACCGGGGCTTCGGCCTCGGCCTTTTATTTTTATTAATTTTATTATATATTATATTATGGCAAAAAAACAAAAAACAAAAAAAGTAGAGGTACCTGTTGTTGAAACACCAGTTGTTGAAACACCAAAACCTAAAAAAGTTGAACCAAAAAAACCAACTTGGGAAGTAAAAGATAGAATGTATACTTTAACAGGTCAACATAGACCATTATCTAAAATGATAGAATCAGCTAATATATATTGGTTTGATGAAGAAAAAGGATATGAGAGAGAATTAAAATATTGTAAAAATCAACAAACTTGTTTTGTAGATGAAATGAAAGGTGACCAAAGATTGTCACACATTATTTTTAGAAATGGAATACTGTTTGTTCCTAGAGAAGAAACTATATTGCAAAAATTACTTTCATTGTATCATCCTAAACGTGATATTGTTTATTCTGAGTTAAAACCAGAAGTAAAAGCAGCTAGCGAAATAAACACAATAGAATTAGAAATAGAAGCTTTAAATGCAGCTAAAAATCTAGATATTGATATAGCTGAAGCTGTTATGCGTGTTGAGGTTGGTTCTAAAGTATCAGAGATGAGTTCTAAAGAACTTAAAAGAGATTTACTATTATACGCTAAGAAAAATCCTGAATTATTCTTAGAATTGGTTAATGATGAAAATGTTGTTCTTAGAAACTTTGGTATTAGAGCAACGGAAATGGGGATATTAAAATTATCTTCTGATCAAAGAACTTTTTCATGGGGTTCTAATGATAGAAAACTAATGAATGTTCCTTTTGATGAACATCCATATTCAGCTTTAGCCGCTTGGTTTAAAACTGATGAAGGAATGGAAATTTATCAAAATATTGAAAAAAGATTAAATTAATCTAACTGTAGATGCAGTCGCTCTACGGGGCGATTGCAAACTACAAAATCATATTATATGGAAAATAAAAAATCAAAAGGATTAGGTGACTCAATAGAAAAACTTACAAAAGCAACTGGAATAAAGAAAGTTGTAAATAAAATAAATAAAATAACTGGAAAAGATTGTGGTTGTGATAAAAGAAAAAACACTTTAAACAGATTATTTCCTTATAATAATTAAAAAGAAATTATGATACTTATAGATACAGTATATCAAAAAGTTTTAATGTTCGCTAATAAAGAACAAAGAGGATATATAACTCCACAAGAGTTTAATTTATATGCTGATCAAGCGCAAAAAGAAATATTTGAACAATATTTTTACGATTTAGATAAAATGCTTTTTCTTGCTCGTAGCAATTCTGATGAGTACGCAGATAAAATAAGTAATCTACAAGAAAAAATATCTTTATTTGAAGCTAAAAAAGGTAGTTTTGTTGTACCAGGAAATCTATCACCAGAAGTATATAGATTAGGTACAATCATGTATGATGGTCACATAGTAGAAGAAGTTCAATTACAAGAATATTTATACATGAAAAGAGCTAAATTGATACAGCCAAATGGTTCGACAAAAAATTATGTATATGTTAGACAAGGTAATAAAATCACAACATATCCAGATTCGGTTAATGAAGTTGATTATACATACGTAAGAACGCCTAAAAAACCGGGTTGGGGTTACGTAGTAGTGAAAGGAAAGGCGATGCATGATCCAACAAATCCATCAAATAGAGACTTCGAGTTACATCCATCAGAAGAAACTGAATTAGTTTATAAAATATTAAAATTTGCTGGTATTTCTATGCAAAGAGCAGATTTAGCTCAAGCAGCACAAGGAATGGAAGTAGCGCAAATTCAACAAGAAAAACAATAAATAAATGGGGTTAATAACAATATCACCTGTTGGTTACTATGGTGACGAAAGCAATTATGGGAATTATCAATTCGTTTCTTTAAATGATATAATAGATCAATTTATGTTTATTTATGTTGGTGAAGATAAATTAATACCAAAAGTAAAAAGAACTGATGTTATTTTTCACGCGCAAAGAGCAATGCAAGAATTATCTTTTGATACATTTAAGTCTTATAAAGCACAAGAACTTAATGTTCCAGCAACACTTCAAATACCATTACCACAAGACTATATAAATTATACTAAAATTAGTTGGATTGATTCTTCTGGTATAAAACATTTAATGTATCCAACCTCAAAAACTTCAAATCCATCATCACATAAATCGCAAGACGTACGTACAAGTAGTACTCCACTTCAAAACTCAGGAGATGATTTCTGGCGATTAAAAGCAGTTGGTACTTTTACAAATGGATCAAAAACTGTTGTATTAGACGGTGATTACGATAACATTATAACTGGAATGAACGTTGTTGTTAAAGATGGTATAACTAGTAATATTTCTAATATTATTACAACTAGTGGTATTACTACTATTACAATGGGTTCTAATTGGGGTAACGCTTCTGGAGATAGAGAGATAGAATTTAAACTAAATAGTAATAGACTAATACCTAAAACAAAAAAAACAGCTAGAATAACAGGTAGTTATACAAGTGGTACTGCTATTATAACAGCAAGTTCTACTGCAGAAGCCGCTAAAGTAGAAGTTGGCATGTTTGTTATCGATGATAATCTTTCTCATATTTCAGATCCTTGGTCAGATAGTCCTAAAGTTATAGATGTTCAAGGTGATACAATAACAATTACCAATAATTTTAACGTCGACGGAACTTCTGTTCAAATAAATTTTATTTCTTATGATTTTGATTCAGAAGCTTGGAAAAAATACAAATCAACTACGCCGTCAGAAAACAATAATTATAACTACGAAGATGATGTACACTGGCCACTAGATGGTGAACGATATGGAATTGATCCACAACACTCACAAACTAATGGATCTTATTATATAGATTCTAAAGCTGGAAAAATACATTTTAGTTCTAATCTTTCTGGAAAAACTGTGATATTAGATTACATAAGTGATAGTCTTGGTACAAACGGGGAGACACAAGTTCACAAGTTTGCGGAAGAAGCTATGTATAAATATATAATGCACGCTGTATTATCAAGTAAAATTAATATTCCAGAATATCAAGTTGCTAGATTTAAGAAAGAAAAAAGAGCAGCTATAAGACAAGCAAAATTAAGATTATCAAATTTAAAATTAGAAGAATTAACTCAAATACTTAGAGGTAAATCTAAGTGGATAAAACACTAATATATGCCAGAAATTAAGCATAATTTTACCGGTGGTAAGATGAACAAGGATCTTGATGAAAGACTTGTTCCAAAGGGAGAATATAGAGATGCGATGAATATACAAGTGTCTGCTACTACTGAGAAAGGGGGTGGAATAAGTAGCATACATATGGGTGGAACCCAGGGTTATGGAGATATTGGTAGTATAACTAATATAACAGGTAATACTCTTGCTTGTCCTGATCTTAATATGAATAATGTTTATGATATGCGTACTGTAGCTACTATAGCAGATGAAAAAAACAATTATTTATATTGGTTTGCTGGTAGTACAAATTCAAATTTTGATGATGCAAATGGTGTCACTATCTTGCCAAGTGATTGGTCTCAAATGTATACCATAAAAGATGTAATTTTAAGAAAAAAGATTGAGGGTAACGATAGATATATTGCTATTAACAGTGAGTGTGAGTTTGTTTTTGTTGATAAATATGCTTTTACAATATCAAATAATATAAACGCTAGTATTTCCCAACTAGCTGTTTCGCCAGAGGTTTTGGAAGCAATAGATATTGGTTGGACGGTTCAAGGTATAGCAGCTGGTGTTAACAAATCTAATAAAGTTAATATTACAAATATTGATGATGGTCAAGTTCTTTGGGATTATGATTTTCAAGGTGGTAATGTTACTAGTCAGTATTATTATCCACAAGGTATATTTCTTCCTCTTGATTCTAGAGGTAGTGGTCAGAATTGGGAAGGTCAACAATCTACTATGGAGCCAAATGTAGTTTTTGTTCGTTCTTCAGCGCTACAAAATAGTCTTAGTTCTTTTACAGGTGCTGAAATAGAAATACTACCTTATTCTGGTCAAGCTCCAGTTGTTCCTGTTGACACAACTATAATAAGCGCTACACAAGTCACAGCTACTTATCAACAATCTCAACTTAGTGTTGATATGATTAGACTTGAGTTAAGTAATGATTTAATAACTCTTACTAATCCTATATTGGAAAGTACTGATCCAGCCCATGAAGCTTGTTTCACTAACTGTACTGGTTCTGGTCTTACGGGTACTTATGATGGTCAATATATTGATATTATAGTTAAAGTAACTAATACTGTTACAAATATAAATCCAAATGAAAATTTACTTATAAATCCAGCGTATATAAGTTCTATGGGTAGTTGGTCAACTGGTGATCAAATAGATCCAAATTGGTGGTTTCCTAATGGTGGTTGTATCAATTATATGCAAATGAATCCAACCGCAATGATTACAATAGATGATTGCTCTGGAAATATACTTACACCACATTGGACAGCAAATCAAGTTGCTAGTCCATCGTTTTCTTTTACAAATAATCCTCTTAATGTTATTTATTTCGACGAACCTTTAGATATTACAACTAATGTAAACTGTAATTGCGCGTACCAAGCATTGCAATTTGATGGTCCTAGAACATTAGGATTTTCAAACACAATACATAACGATACTTCTAGTCGATTAATTACTGGTATAAATATTATTGATGATATGTTGTTTTGGACAGATAATTTTTCTGAACCTAAAAAAATAAGCATACCACGTAGTATAAATGGAACTGATCCTAGTGGTAATATATCTACTAGAATTGTAAATAGTTCACAAGGGTATGATCCAGGATCAAATAACTATACAGGTCCAATTGCTACAGAGGAATATATTACAGTGATAAAAAAAGCTCCTAAAAGCGCGGTTAATCTAAATTTATCTAGTGGTAGAGATCCAAATTTAACATATGCTGGGATAACAACTACATCTGTAGATCCAGTTAACAATAACAACGTAAATCAATCTTCTATAATAAGACCTTTAAACGTATATGATTTTTCTAATGTTTCTGTTGGAGAAACTATAAGATTTGAAATAGAGGTTGATATAAATAATAATGATGACTTTGATTTAGCATGGAAAGAGGGAGATGTGCTATTATTAAAAGAATTTAACGAAGATGGAACCCCTCCTTCAATCCCTTTGTTAAACTATAGATTAAGAGGTAGAATAACAAACTGGCAATACAATAGTTTTTCTTCTGTTGCAAATGATCAAGATCCTACCGCTCCTTATGGTAATATGTGGCCTGATTCTGCTGCTGGTACTGCTCATGTAGAAATCGAAATATTAAACGTACTTGGAGTTCCCCCACAACCTCCGTACGGAGATAGTGTTAATGATTTTACTTTAAATTATGCTGTTGATTTAGAGTCATCAGATAATCCTATATTCGAATTAAAATTCCCTAGATTTTCTTATAGATATAAATATAAAGACGGTGAGTATTCTACATTTGCTCCTTGGTCGGAAATTGCTTTTTTACCTGGAAACTTTATGTTTGAGCCTAAAGATGGTTACAACTTAGGAATGGTAAATACAGTTACAGAAATAGAATTACAAAATTTTATCACTCAAGATTTACCGAAAGATGTTGTTTCGATAGATATATTATATAAAGAAGAAAAGTCGAATAATATATATCTTGTAGATACTTTAAACCAACTTGATGATAATTATATATATAACGGTAAAAATGCTTGGCAAGCAAATAAATATAAAATAACATCGGAGACAATAAAAGCAACAATCGCTCCTAATCAACTTTTAAGATCTTGGGATAACGTTCCTAGAAAAGCATTAGCACAAGAAGTTACTGGTAATAGAATAGTATATGGAAATTATACACAAAATATTAATTTAAATACCGCTGATATAAAATATAAACCTAAATTTCATAGTTATTTAACAAGTTGGGAGGATTTAAATCCTGGAAATCCAAAAAAATCAATTAAATCATTAAGAGATTACAAACTTGGAGTTGTTTTTACGGATAAATACGGAAGAGAAACACCTGTTTTAACTAGTGAATCTGGCGGTTTTAAAGTAAATAAAGAACAATCTATAAATTCCAATAGATTAATAGCTAGTTTACAAGGTCAAGCCCCAGACAATGTTGAGTTTTTTAAATTCTTTATTAAAGAAACATCTAGTGAATATTATAACTTAGCAATGGATCGTTGGTATGATGCTGAGGATGGTAATATTTGGTTAGCATTTCCTTCTTCTGATCGTAATAAACTTGATATTGATACTACTTTATTTTTAAAGAAAGGAGATGGAAATGACGCTTTAGAAAATTTAGATAAATATAAAATACTAGCTATAGAAAGCGATGCCCCTACGTTTGTTAAAACAAAAAGAATACGTATTGGAAGTGTTACTCATGATGCTAGTAAAATTATTACTCAAGCTACAGGAAATACACCCGCTGAAACAGCACAAGTGTTTGGTGTTAGTGGTTTTGATCTTCAAGATGCGCCTAGAGTTAATTCTAATAATTTTATACTTGATTATAATGGGGGTCAGTTTGGTAAATCTAGTTTATCTCATTTAGATGAAATTCAAGATGATTTATTTATTAGATTTGTATCTAATACAAACAAATCTGGTGAATATAAAATAGCACAAATAACATCTGATAGAGATGATAATACTTTACCAACCCAATATTATATAACGCTTGAAAAACCATTAAAAAGTGATATAGATTTTATTTACGATAATGCTAGTAGTCCTAATAAAATAAGTAATGGTATAAAGATAAGATTTGTAAAAGCTAAAGTAGAAAATTCACCAAAATTTGAAGGAAGGTTTTTTGTTAAAATATCTAATGATGGTAAAATAAAAGCAAATATAACTAATGAAAATTCTTCTATAGATTATATAGAGACATCTTCAAAAATGGTTTATCTTTTAGGTGATGATAATCCTAATAATAGTCTTTTAAAAGAAGTTTCTTCTAGTGCTATAATAGAGGAAGATGGAACTAATAAAATTACATATAACTACAGTTTAGATAGTGACTATCCAGATAGTAATGATAAACTAAGACCATTATGGGCTAGAAGAAGTTATTTTGGTCAAGTTGGACTTATCGATACATATACTGGTGACAAGGGTGATTCTGATCCTTCTGACCAAATTCCAAATGCAATTTCATATCCAGATGGAGTTTGGTTTATAGACAAGTCAATTAGAGAATGGAGTATATGGCCTGCCAATAACACTTATTATTATCCGCATTTATCTACTCAAGGTAGTGTTGGTGATTTAAATAATATTATGACACATTCTCAATCTGTTGGGAATGGGGTACAGCAATGGAGTAATCAAAGTCAATTAAATATAGCGTTTGGTGGTTTTGGAATGAAAAACAAAGATGATGACTGGGGATTAGATAATCAATTTGTATCACAATCAACTCTTTATCCTCAATGGTCACTTAAAGATAATAAAATAGAAACTTTTTTTGGAATTGGAGAAGATAATCCTGAATACAATGATGGTTTAACAACTGATTTTGTAAGTAGAATGAATTCAAGTTTTAATTTTAGATGGGAAGATGATCCTTCTGAAACTGTTTATACAATTATTGAAGATGTTAATAGATTTCATGGTTTAAGATGGCCAAACAGTGACGATCCTGGAGAAATAATAGGAAGTAAATACAGAAGACACAAAAAATTTGTAGCATGCCCTTCTAGTTATCATAAGTCTTGGGGTCTTAGAGTTCAACCAAAAATGGAGTGGGATCCATCGGTTCCTGTGGGTACACCAATACAAAATGGGTTAAAAATAGGAAAAGAAATTACAACTATAGAATGTAGCGTAACACAAAGTAGTAACACAATAACTGTTAATGATTCGAACAATTTAGATTTTGTAAAAATAGGAATGACAGTGTATGATGCTGGTACACCTGCTAATATAAAAACTAATAATAAAAATATTGGAGCTACAATTATATCTATTAACTATGATAATGGTGAGGTTTTATTAGATGAACCTTTTCTTGGAACTACTACTGCTACTGATGATTTGGATTTTGGTTATACTATACGTGCTATTAGTAGTGATTTTACAAACATGAAAGATATTTATGTAATTGTTGATAATATAGAGGGCGCGTGTGAACAATGGGGAGGTAGATATAAGTTGAAAAAAGGAATGCAATTACACCAGTATAATATAGATGGTACTCCTAAAGAACCAACAAATATAATTATTAAAAATATAACCCAAGAAGATTTTGGATGGAAAATACGCTTAACAGGTTACGAAAAGATTTTTGTACCATCAACTGATTTTCCAGGAGGTACAGCTTTTGCTGAAGGGCAAAGAATGTATTTTAGACAAGTTGGAATGAACTCAGCAAGTAATTGGACAGAAGAAAATACTGATACTATGCAAGATCGTTGGGATAGTACTCAAGCTGGTATAGGTGCTGTTGGTTATAGATTATCAATGTTAGAAGCTGTAGAAGAATATGATGATGGAGGAGTGTTACCTGAAAATCCATTTGTATGGGAAACAGAACCTAAAGAAAGCGAAGGTTTAGATCTTTATTATGAAATAAGTGGAAATAATGCTTTGTTTTTAAACGCGGAAACTATACAAACGGTTTTACCATTAGGATCTATAGTAACACACGGTACAACGAGTTGGACTAGTAGTATTTTAAATAATAATTTTCAACAAAATAACATTATAGAAGTAGATGTAATAGATAATGATATTGAGGTTGGAGATATGTTAACTGTAACAAAAGCTAATGGAATAGAATTTGATATAAAAATTGATGCTATTGATAATAATAATAATTTAATAACTATTAATCGAAATCTATATAATAGCAATTATAAATTAAATTGGTTTAATTGTTATTCTTTTGGAAACGGTGTAGAATCTAATAGAATTAGAGATAATTTCAACTTACCATATATATTTAATGGAGTTAAGGTTTCAACAACTTTAGCTGAAGAATATCAAGAAGAAAATAGAAAATCAGGATTAATATATTCTGGTATATATAATTCAACTAGTGGTACAAATAATCTAAATCAATTCATACAAGCTGAAAAAATAACTAAAGATTTAAATCCTACTTATGGTAGTATACAGAAATTACATTCAAGATCTTCAGCTGATGGCGATCTTATAGCGTTGTGTGAAGATAGAGTCTTAAAGATTTTAGCCAATAAAGATGCTTTATACAACGCTGATGGAAATGTTAATTTAGTATCTACAAACAATGTTTTAGGACAAGCAGTGCCATATGCTGGTGAATATGGTATATCTAAAGATCCAGCGTCATTTGCTTCTCAAGCTTATAGATGTTATTTTACAGATAGTAGTAGAAGAAAAGTTTTGAGATTGTCAAAAGATGGATTAACACCAATATCTGATTACGGCATGAAAAAATATTGGGAGCGTGCGTTTCAAAATGATCTTGGTCATGGTGGAACTTCCCCTATTAAGGGTAATTATGTTGGAAGCTATGATAAGACAAGAGATGAGTACAATATTACTCCTTATTTATTCTCGGAAACATCTGTAGGCGGAGGCGGTTTATCGGCAACGACAACCTATAGGGAGGACGTAAAAGGATGGTCAACTTTTAAAAGTTATATTCCTGAAGCTGGCGATAATTGTAATGGTAATTATTTTACATTTAACAAAGGAATACCTTGGGTACACACAAAGCACTCCCCTAGAAACAATTTTTATGGTCGTTTTCAACCATCTAGCTTTACAGCTATACTAAATGATGCTCCTAGCAGTATTAAAACTTTCCATACTTTAAATTATGAAGGATCACAATCTAGAGTAAGTAAACTACTAACATACAACACTTATGTTCCTGGAACAAACCTGCGAAACACAACACTTGTTAATAACGATCATTATAATTTAGAAGATAAAGAAGGTTGGTATGTTAGAACTATTAAAACAAACAAAGAAGAAGGCGCGGTAGGAGAATTTATAGAAAAAGAAGGTAAATGGTTTAATTATATAAAAGGTAAAACAGGAGCTGTTACTTCTCTTGCTGATGGTACTGTTTCATCTGGTTTTGATAATGCAGATAGTTCTTTTCAAGGTTTAGGAAGGGTAACTGGTGCAGTAACGTTTAATAGCGTATACGGTTGTACGGATCCTAATGCGCTTAATTATAATAATATAGCAGCTTATGATGATGGAACCTGTATTGCAATAATAGAAGGTTGTACAGATCCAAACGCTGCTAATTATTGTCAAAATGGTTGTAACACAGACGATGGTACTTGTGTTTATTACGGGTGTACAGATCCAACAGCCTTTAATTATGATCCAAATGCCAATACTAATGATCCTAATAATCCTTGCGAACCTTTTGTATATGGATGTACGGATAGTTCACAGGATACTATTCCTAACACAAACACGTTATATTATTTATATTATAATTACAATCCACAAGCAAATACAGACGATGGATCTTGTGTACCAACTATATTAGGGTGTACGCAATCTGATCAATATAATTATGATGCTAGTGCCGATGTGGACGATGGGAGTTGCGTGCCTTATACTTATGGATGTATGGATAATGATGCAAGTAATTATTGGGCGATTGATGGGGGTACTATACCCGCTGTAAACACACCTTGTAACGAGGACAACGACGGCGCTGGTAATAACGAGTGTTGTACATATGATGGATGTAATGCAGTTGGAGCTACTAACTATAACGCTAGTGATCCAAACGATGGTGGTTGCGAGTGGTGTAATCCAGTTAGTATACATACTTCTATTGGATATGTTAATTCTACAACAGGAGCAGGTAATATACAAGTTGGTTGGAATATTCCAACTATATCAAATCAACCTGGAACAGTACTTGATTATACAAAAACAATATTAGAATATGCAGAGTGGGATGTAGTGGGTGATTTAGCTGTAGGAAGTTGGGTTGCTACAGTTATTGCTGATCCAACTATAACTACTCACACTATATTAGGTTTAAATGATCAAACACACTATCGAGTTAGAGTAAGCATGGGTTGTGATCAAGTTAGTTCCGAGTGGGCGTATGGTTGGCCTACTGAAATACCAGAAGCTATTGGTGGTTGTACAGATGCAAACATGACTAACACTTGTACAACTTGTAACTTTAATGATAATTCTTGTGTTCCATTTATATATGGCTGTACGGATCAAGCGGCCAACAACTTCTGCCAAAACAATTGTAATACAGATGATGGTTCTTGTACTTACACGGTTCCTGGTTGCACGGATAATACAGCGATGAACTACGATCCAAGCGCCACTGTTGATGATGGTAGTTGTCAATATCCTCCAACAAATGATTTTATATATGGATGTACAGATCTTCCGGCAGATTTTAATTGTGGTGGCGCATATGATATGCAAGACTATTATTTAGCTAAAATCTTTCATACCCAGTCTTTTACTGATATAGCAGCTAATTATAATGTTAACATACCTTGGGTTGATGTTAATGGTGTTATTGATGGTTTTGGAACTGATACTCATAGTTTGACCACGAATCATTGGTTGCATAGAGGTGTTCCTGCTTCTGAACTAGGTCTTAATTACAATCCTGCTAGTACACCAGCTTTATCAGAGCCTCCAAACTCAAATATAAGTTTAGAATTAGAAGAGATAGATAATACTGGTGATAATATAGTATCAAATCATGATTTTTCAGAACCTTTAATTACGCTAGATGCTAACGACACATGGAATCCAAATGAACAAGGATTCCCATTTTGGACGAGAGGTAATGGGCCTGATCCAACTACTGATTGGCAAGATATTGATCCAAATGGTGAAATTGGATTAAAAATGTGTCACAATTGTGGACAAGGTGGGACTTGGATACATCAAACCCATGGTAATTTTGATCCATCTTTTTATGATGAAGATAAAAAATATAAATTAACTATTCACGGTACTTATGGTAGAAAATTAAGAGTTAGATATGGTTTTGGTGATAGTGATGGAACGGGATCGAATGCAAACGGAGCGTGTAACGGCAATCCTGGATCAAGTTACACTTGGGAAGGTGCAACCGCGGAAGAAATTACATTACCAGCTCAAATTATTTTAGATACAACCTCTGTGGCTAATGGTGGTGTTGGTATTGGTTCATGTGGTTATAATAGAATACAAATTTACTCTTCTAGTGATTCGAGTTTACCTGCTGGAACAGATGAGGCTGCTTGGATATACAATATATCAATTGAGGAGATTATTCCAAACCTCGCTGATGCTAGTGGCGCTGATGATGCTATTAGAACATATAGGTTATACGCAAAATCTAGTACACAAACTAGTAGTATGGATAGAGTATTAGCTATGTTTGGAGATTTAAATACACCTTATAGAATAGAAACTGACGCACAGTGGTTTAATGACCCTACTTTCTTTAGCAGTCCAACAGTGCAATGGGAAATGATTAACGCCGACTTGGTTGCAGCCGCTGGATTCCCTGCATCAGTGTACAACACTTGGATTGCGTTAGGTGATTTCTATCAAGGTGAAGGTGATGATGCGCCAACACTATCAAGTAATCTAACTGTTACAAGCTCTGAGATTTTACTTAATGATAGTAACACATATAATGGTATTACTTATCCTGGTATAGGGATGGCGGTAAGAAGTCTAGAAAGTAACGATACTAATTTTGATAATAATGATAGATATTTATTAGCTCAACTTTCTACTTCTGGATCTATATCTGGAACAATAAACTTAAAAGGAACTTCTGCTTATAACGATCCTGATCCGCTTATTCCAGCGATATATACTTTCTGGCAAAATAACCAAATGGCAATACCAGCGCCATCAAATGATTTAAGTGATTTAAATTCTATGTATGGATGTACTGATTCAACTGATTCAAATTATGATGCTAACGCTGTTTACAATGTTGATAGTGATTGCGCTGGAGATGGTAGTGGTAATGGTAATTTTTAAATAACAATTGATTTTTAAAATATGAGATCTATAACAATTCCTCTTCAATCTATTAATACTAGTCTTCAAGTTGGAGATACAATATATTATGTATCAACTCACCAAGTTTGGGATGGTTCAAATACTTCTTATACTAGTACGTGGCAAGATACAGATCCAATTAAAAAACTTGGTATTGTTGTAGCAATATCTGAAGGTAGTATACGTGTTATATATGACGATAGTATTATACGTCAAAGTGAAGTACCTGGTCCCAATAGTTTTATTATGTTTGAAAAAAACAAATTAGTTAATTCATCTAGTTTAAAAGGGTACTATGCTGAAGTAAATTTTGTAAATTATTCTCAAGAGAAAATTGAATTATTTTCTATTGGTTCAGAGATTTCAGAAAGTAGTAAATAAATAAATAAATTATGGCAAACGGATACGGATATAATGGTTCATCAAGCTCTTCTAGCTCATCAAGCCCATCGGGCTCTGTTAGACAAAGTAGAACTAATGCTCAAGGGCAAACAGCTCCACCTGGATTTCATTATATGCCAGATGGGACATTAATGTCTGACGCTGAACATGCTAGGCTTTACGCATCTAAAAAAATTATAAGAAGTTTTAACTTAGATTTATCCGATTTACCTGCCTCTCAAGAAGGTAGATCATTTGATATAATTGGTAGTAAGGGTTCTGAATTTATATTAGAAATAAAAAACGAAGATAATTATTATTATAATTTTTCAACAAAATCTTTTCAATCCACAGTATCTAGATTAGAAGAATCTATTAAATCAAATAAATATTCTGGTATTATAATATTTCCAACAGTAACTGATGATGATCAATATGATTTTTATTTATACGCAAAACCAGGCACTAAACACGTTGATTATAAGGAGGTTAGATTTGAAGATGGTAGTGTTGATATAAACTCATCAATAGGTTCGGATTCTTTAATGATGAGAAAAGTTATATATCAATATACAGATTTAACATTAACTATAAGACCTGATTCACCTAATTCTGTAACGGATTTAATAAAGACATCTTCTAGAGTTGATGATACAATAACAATTTCTAGAGGTAAAAATAGTGGAGTTATTCCGTTTAAAATATCTTGTGAGGTTAACGATGTGGCAAAAACCTACCAAATAGTTAGACAACCAATTGAGCGTGATTTTTCTATTGGCGCAGCGTTAACCGTTGGTAGCGCTCCAGAATTACTACCAGGTGAAGATCAATATCCTACAGTTAGTGATACAGATACTGTTAACGGTGATTTTACCGCTGGTACTAGTAATAAAGTTGTTATGGATTCTTTAGTAGCATCAAAAATGTTAGTTGGAGATAAAATAACAGCGCCAACTGCTACTAACACTGTTGATGGCGCAACTACAAATACCAATAGAATTGTTTTTGATGGTAACGTAGCTTCAAGATGCTCTGTTGGAGACCAGTTAATAGTACCATCAGGAGGAAGTACTGGAGACGAAACTCTTGACATGGTTTTAAACAAAAGTATAGTAACAGTCACACATTTAGATCCAGATACAGATAACCCAAAAGAATTACAAGTAGATACTATTCTTAGTTGTGCGGACGGTATAACAATAACGTTTAGTCCAAAATGTAATAGACTTTTAACAACTGTAAGTGCTTTAAACCCAGATGACGATAACGCAAATGAGTTTCAGATGGATCAAAATATTGGTTTTGTTGATGGAACCACTTTGAGTTTTAGTTCACAAAAAAACTATCAATGGCCAGTTGATAATATTAACGTTGTTGGAGTCGGTATGGATGTTACTAATAATGTTAACATTGAGAGTGGTACTCAAATATCTAATTATGTAGACTCGGTAACAGTATTTGAAAACACAGAAAAAGAACAAGAAATTATAAAAAATAAAGCAGATTTTAAAAATACTAAAGGGGCAAAACCAACGATAACCAAAGGAATAGTAACAACTCAAACTGGAAATATCGTGCTTAATAAACAAGTTAAATTACCGTTAGCCGGTGGAGCCATAAGAGTTGTGGGTAGGGGTGTTGATCAATTACATAAAATATCTGGATATGAATTTAGATTTACAGATCTTAAAGTTAGATTAGCACCAATAACAACAACAACAACAGCCGCGGTGACTAATAGTACTAGCGTGCCAGTTGCCTCTCGAAATGGTATATTAGATAATGTTAGTATTGTTAGTGGTATAGGTATTGATCCCGTTAAAGCTAATCCAAAGGTGGCTAGTGGCGCTGGTGCTGTAAGTGGAGCTGGAACTATAGTTCTAGATATAGCGCAAACTCTAGAAAGTGGTATAACATTAAATATTGCTAAATCTGGACAAAAAGCAACTGTTACTGGTAATATTGAAATACTAAAAGCAGGTACAGCAAACAAAATATTAAAAGTAAACATGGAGAATTTAATTTCCATTACTTAAAAGTAAAAAAACAGTGAAAACTGTAATAATAAATAGATAAAATACAATTATGACAATAGATTTAATTAAAGAATTTTTATTTGGCGTTGATGGTTCTGGCATATATTATGCTGCGCTTCCTCTTCTTACTATTGGGATGGGTCTTGGACAGATGGCAATGGGTTATGACTGGGGTGGTAAAAGAAAAAAAGCATTGTCAAACGCTAGAGCAGCATACAATAGACAAAAATCTATATATAGAGGTTTAGATACTAGTATTGAAAATCCATTTGAAAACTTAGAGAATCAATACGAGAACATGGAAAATACTTTTGAAGATTTAACAGTTAATCAACAGCAAGCTCAATTTGAAAAACAAATGTTTCAACAACAACAAGCGAGTATGATGCAAAATTTAGCTGGAGCGGCTGGAGGTAGTGGTATAGCTGGATTAGCGCAAGCTATGGCGGGTCAAGCGATGACACAAGCACAAAGAGCATCGGCATCAATAGGACAACAAGAAGCTAAAAACCAATTACTAGCAGCGCAACAAGCGGCTAAAATAGATCAATTACAAGCAGCTGAAGGATCTAAATTACAACAATTAGAAGCTAAAGGAGCTTACCAAAGTCAATTAGCGTCAATGCAAATGGAACAAAGTAAACAATCTACTTTATTAGGTATGGATGCGCAAGCAGTAACAGGTGCTCAACAAGCTGTTATGCAGGGAAAACAAATGATGGCACAAGGACTTGGTACAGTTGCTGGAGGTGTAGCATCAACTGACGAAGAAAGTAAAAAAGCAATGATGAAATTCCTAGGAATAGGATAAAAATTTAAAATATGGCACAATTCGGAAAAGCAGATATAGGTTTAATTAAAGCAACAGCAGGTGCTGAAGCAGCTCAATTCACTGATGATAATTTAATGTGGGGTGCTGCGATAGGTACCGCGATGAATGCTTTTAATGAGCAAGCGAAATTACAACAAAGTATTAATGCTGGTTTAGAAAAAGAAATAGATGACCAATTTGAAGTTGTAACAGGTAATCCATCTCAACAATTTACAAATTTAATAGCTGAAATAACACCTGGTTATAAAAAAAATTACGTATCTAATAGAGGAAAAGATGTCACTTCAAAACAACAAAAACAATTTTACGTTGATGATTATAATGGTATTATACAACAAATAGAGGATATTACTGGTATCACCCAAACAAATCGTGACGCTGGGGATTTTGGACCTGGAGCAAACGCAGATCATATATATTACAATAACATGATATCGGCTGGTAATTATCTTGTTGAAACCAGAAGAGATCCTAATAAAAATAATGGATATACACAAGTGAACGTGGCTATTCCTAAAAAAACAACTCCAGATCCAACAACCTTTAAAGACGATGAAACCGGTAATACAGTTCAAGGTATATTAGATAAACAAGCTAATGATAAAAACTATGTTCTTACCGAAAATGATAAAAAATTAATAACTAGATACCAAAGTGCTGTAAACGAACATAATAAATGGAAAAGCTTACCAGATAAAATAGATGGTTATTACAATACTGAAAAATTTCAAATATATAATAGTAAAAATTTACCAACTAAAGGAGAAAATTTTGAAAACAAGACAAAAGCTTTAGCTTTATATAATCAAAATATAACAACTAAAAAAACTGATGCTGATTTATTAAATCCTAAAAGCGCTGATTCATATGCTAGTGATTGGGAGAAAATGGTAAGAGAAGGTGATACTAGTGGTGTTCAACTACAACACCAAGTTTTTGGAGATTTTAGTGATGATGGAGTTGATAATCCTTTTTCAAATATATTTATAAATGGAGTAAATACAGATAAACATCCAGACATGTATAAGGCATTAGATGGTAGTCCTTTGGTTTTTAATTTAGGAGCAGGTAAAAGTATTGAATATGGAAGCGCGGAATGGAACGCTATGCTAGAAAATGGTGAACATTCTCCTGAACAAAAACAATTATTAGAAAACTTTTTAAGAGGATATGATACTGATGGTAGTGTAAATCCTGATCAAAATAAAGAATGGATAATTAAAAAATATTCAGCATTTATGGGTAAAGTTAATGAAGATGCTTTTAACGCGAAAAGAAAACTTCATTTTGAGCAAAAGGGAAGATATTTTAACGATGGTCAAGGAGAGCAAGATGTTTGGAGATCGCAAGAAGTTGCGTTAACTAGAAAAAAAGCAGCATATAATAATACTCTTACCGATATCGCATTTCCAAAAAATTTAATTAATTTAGACGTGGGAGGACAAGACTTAACAACAAGATTAGATAATGATGGTTCTATAGCTAAAGCATTTAAAGATGTTTTTGCAGACTACATAGAGAATGGTCAAGTTGATTTTGATTTTGACGATGGAGTTGTAACTATTGATGGTGAAAATCTAGCAAGAAAAGAATTTGATTTCACTGGGGAAAACAAAGTTAGCGAATTAGAAAAATTAAAAAGACATTTAGCACAGTTAGATCCACCTGATCAATTTGAAATAGACCAATTAAGCAATGACGTTAGTGGTGCTGATTGGGCAAAGCTAAGAGACAGACAAAATGAATATCACACATATTCAGAAATCACTTTTTCCCCTACAAATTGGGCACCAACAGACGCGAAGGGAAATATAATTACGCAGTAAATTTAATAAAATAACAATAAATGACCAAAGACAAAGCAAATAGTTTTTCATATGCCAATGATTTAGCTAGAGACGCTGAAGCGGGTATAAACGAAATGAAAGGTGATATCGGTAACCAAACTAAACTTGGTGACGGAAGTATTGCTTATTCAAAAACTTTTTATGGTTTAACCTTAAGTGCTTGGGCTCAATGGAATAATAAAACTATACCTGATGATTTGGAAGGTTGGACTGCTTTAAATGAGGAGTTTGAAAACGAATTTAACGTAGATGAAAAACAAGGTAAAGACATTGTTACTGGTTATTTTAAAACACATCTTTGGGATAAACATAAACTAGGTCAGATAAAAGATAAAAGAATCGCCGCGTCTATATATGATGCTATGATTAATCAAAATTTTACTTTTGGTAATAAGGGAGAGGGCAACGAAACCATGTTAACAGCTTTAAACAACGCTGGTTATACAATTGATAAATTCGAAGATTTAGATGATGCTATATTTCATGTAAACTCTGCTATTGAAAGTGATGATATTGGTGGCGATAGACTTTTAGACGCTTATGCCACTAGAAGAGAACAAAGCTATATAGGATCTAGTCAACAAGGAACAAACTATGAGTTTAATAGAGGTTGGATAAACAGGTTAAACAAACATAGGGTAACAGGTATGGTTGATACCACTACTTTAGATAATACTCAACCAATGACGACTGATAGTTTAACTCAACTCAGAGTAGATACCCCCAAAGTTAAAACAACTAAAGATGACACGTTACCAACAGCAATACCTGAGCCGATATCGTTAGAATCGTCTAGAACTCCACCGAAAGTAGTTACTCCTGAAATAACAGAAAGACCAACTATTTCAGATCTTCCTCCAATTGCGGAATTTAAAGAAAAGAAAGCTGAAGATGTTATAAACGAAAAGAAAGATAAAGTATTAGAAAAAGAAGTAAAAAAATTAGACGAAGAACAACAAACTTACGA